ATGTTGCGGGTTCAGCGTCCTCTACAAACTTCATTAATGTATTAGACGTTGATGTCTTTTTTACTTTTTTGGATTCAATAGATGCTTCGAAGTCACCTACAAATTTATAGATGTTTGCTTTTTGCTCTTCAGTTAGAACTTCTACATTAAACTTATTAGTAGAATCATCATGCTCTGATAAAGCTACACTATCCGATAACATAGAATTGTTATGAATAGACTTATACTTAATATATAGCTGCTTTTTTTCTTTTTGAATACGTCTAATAAAAGCGTAATAGATTATTTGAGTAAAGTACGAAAAAGGATTAGAAGATTTTTCCGGATTAAAATTATGAGCAGATTGAACGCAATTCTCAATACCATCAGATATCATTTCATCTCTAAACGCATAATTAACAAAGTTAGGTCTAAGACTTAACCTCTCCGCTATTCTCATAAAGCAATCACCTATGTAATCAGGTATAATAGGTACATCAGCATCAGGATCTTTCTTTTTAACATCCGCACAATGATTTTTATACGCTACCATCTCTTCATGAAACTTCTTATTATCTACATAATGTATTGATTTCTTCTTTGCCATAATTTATTTTTTAGATTTAGTTTTAGCCTTCGATTTAGACTTAGTCTTTACTTCCTCCTGAGGTTGTGCGTCTTTTTGTAACTCCCTTCTATAACGCTTTGCGGTTTCGGAGTTAAAACCTTGCACATCCTTTTCTAACCTTTGCATCTTTTCCAATGTATTATAGTTTATTCTCTTATAAAATGCAACTGACTTTTCGAGCGTACTTCTTTCTACTAAAGAATCAATATCTACCTTTGATATCTCTACAGGATCAAACAATCTAATACATCTATTATGAAACTGAACGTGCTGTCCATTGTAGTTTCTGTTAAGAAGAGTTTCTGCTGGAGGATAGATGGATACTGTAGGAGTACCTATATGTTGTGCTAGATATGAAAAACCTCCTCTGGAAGAAACACAAAGGGTTGCTTTTTGAAGCTTTGAGCAAATTGTTTTAGGAGCCATTTTATAAGTTAAATATTCTACTTTATAACCCTCTTTTTGTAAAGCAGATTCTAAATCATCCCAATACTTTTTAACTACTTTTTCATCTTGAGATATCATCTTATCACCGATATTTTCAAAAGAATAATTATCTATCAAATCCCAATCTTTAGGAGGTTGATATCTATATAAAACTGCTTTCTTTTCTTTTGGCATCTTCCATTCATCTTTTACTGGATACCATTCCATCTGCATTGAAAGAGGTACAAACCAATATTGCTCTAAATTAACAGGAACATACTTATGCCACATACTTCTAAAAGTTTTCTCTGTATGCTTCATTAAGCTCTTTCCTCTAAAAGCACTCTTATATGTTCTTAAAAGATTTCCAAAGCTTCTTCTTATTGTCGAATATTGATATTCAATATTTGAGCCACAAAATTCTCTTATATAAAAATCAATTTTATCAATTGTAGTTTCTTTGTTTCCAAACTCTTTATTGTAATGAGTTTCATCTACTAGTATTTTTATTTTGATAGGTCTTAGCTCATTCATCCATAACCAATAGTTTAGATTACAAGTTATATCTCCATAACCATAATCAGTAACACAATTAATCCATTTATCTAAATTTAATTCAATAGTATTATGAAAGACTGAATCTATACTATTATTATGAATGTATTCATGTTCCAGTTGCTGATAAGGCGCCCATCTATTGTTAGGTAATAGGATTCTACCATCCTGTATTAGCACATTTTGAGCCTGATCTTTTAATGACATATTATACCTTATTTTCTTAATAAAATCAAGTGGTCATTTTTTTCTTGATTTTTTGTGAAAAAGTTCCTATAATCTATATGTTGGATGCAGGGGGGAATATAATCCTAAAACCCTATATGGAACATACGATATTTAAATTGTTGTTCATTATATTGAGATATTCTCTCTTTAAAATGTTTAAGCGTATAATTAATATATGATCTATGTGATAAGTCATCCGCAATATCATATAAAGTAGCTGCATTCTTTTTATCACCTTTTCTTAAACCACGACCAATAGACTGTAAGTTTCTTACCTTAGACTTACTAGGACTAGCAAAAATGATATTATGAAGATTGCGAATATTGATACCAGTGCTGAACGTGCCAAAGCTAGCAACGATGATGGCATTGGATTCTCGTTCAGTAATTCTTCTGATTTCTTCTCTGTCTGATCCATCTACTCCTCCATATACAAAAAATACTTTTCTATCTTTATCTACTTTGTTCTGTATCATATCATGTAGTACTCTACCATGCTTATCTACATATTGAAACAGCAATAAAGTATTACCTCTTTGATCACAGGCAAGGTTGCGAATAAATCTATTTCTTTTTTCGTGAGTTACTAAAAATTCTATCTCATCCTGATATGTAAGTTTCTTAACATACATTGCTTCTTGTTCACTATATTTAAGTATAAGACATTGTATATCAAACTTAGCTAAGTAACCCGCATCTATTAAATCTGATGTAGATGTTACTTGATGTACAGGACCAAATAGACCTTCTAATACTAACTTATGAGTTTGAGAGTCATCTAATGTACCAGTAGTTCCGAATTTCCATCTACAGTTTTTGAGCTTGCTCATTACTGAGGTCAAAGATTTAGCTTTGAATAGATGTGCTTCATCACCTATCATAAATTCGAACTCATTAAAGTAACTTCTCGGCATATTATAGATAGATTGCCATGTAGAAATTACTACTTGTTTATCTGTTTCTTTTTCTGCACCGGCGGTAATTAAATGACAATGCTTTGCAACATCCCATTCATCACCATACTCTTGAAAATCAGTATACATTTGTTGTGTTAGAGATACCGTTGGTACCACTATCAAACTCCTTGTATTGTAATATCTTAATAGTAAATAAATTATAAAGGATTTACCAGATGCTGTAGGAGATAGAAGTAAACATCTATCCATATTAATACAATGTCTTACAGCTTGTAACTGATAATCCCTCGGTGTTAAATTTAAATTAAGACGCTCTGCAAATCTAGTGCAATCAATATCGCTAAAATTATGATCACCGAACGTAATACTTTCATCAATTTGTAGCTCATAGTCTGCTGATTCACAGAATTTTTTAACGTACTCATATAACCCATAGTACAATTGCCTTTTTCTAGTATCGAATAATCTTATCTTTCCATCCCAGAAACCGTTTCTATAAGATGGAGTAAACTTTGCATTAGGTACTTCAAAAGTAAAGTAGTCGTTTAGCTCCGCTGCTTGCCCAGCATCGCAATCAATAAACATGTGTACATCATCTACTTTACGTAACTTCATGATCCCATTGTAAATCGTAAAAAGTCAATTGCTGATCGCAAGTTGTATCCTCTTGTATTTAGCGATTTAATAATCGACTCTAAGAAGTCAACCTTCTGCTTTATATAGTCTAATTTTTCGCTTAGTTGTATTATATCTGAATCACCTTCAAGGTAAGTTTCTAATTTAGGTTCACTACCTTTAACTAACTTATACATAAATGGTTCCCAACCATGCTCTTCTAATTCATCCTGACTCATCTTACCAGCATAATAAACAGTCTTCCATTTGATTAATCTCTTCTTTTCATAATAGTATTTCTTATGCTGGAGACATTCATCATTATACAGATCTAAGTATTTGCTATGTAGGTTGGGTATTCTAATTAGTTCATAGTCTAATTTAGTATCATCTATCTGGCAATCTTCTTTCCACATAGATTGAATTTCACTTAATTTCATATTATTTTTGTGATGGGTTTAGCCTTGTCATTTCATAATAGTTATATTGGAATTCGACATCAGCTGTAGCATAAGCGATGTCAGCAGCAGATATATCAAACTGAATACTTGATATAGATTTAGGCCATATATCATAGAAATCAAATCTCATTGATGGATTTTTTGAACCAGTTAATATGAATAACTGTGCCTGTGTATTTATTTTGTCTTCTATCTTAGCTTTTCTATACTGATCAAAATTTTCTGGCTTACCTAATCCTATAATCCATTCTTGTATTTCTTGCCAATTTCTCATATATTCATCTACTATCATTGTAATAGAGAATGCATCATAATTTAATCTATCACCTGCTACGTAATGAGGTCTATGCGGGGTAGCTACTTCTATTTCAGAAATATTAACTCCAGGGATTACAGCCTGTTGACAATAGAATTGAGTCTCAGGAAAGGCTTGACATTGAAATCTGTATCCTGTAGGAGATAGATAGTTAATATTCTCTGGAGCGTTTTGCATAGAATCCTATAAACATAAAAAAAGGGTAAGAAGTACTAGACCTCTTACCCTTATTTATACAACTAAATTTAGTACAAAATTACATCAAGTTAGTTACGAGACATCTTCTGTAATAAACGTTAGTATTATATGTGAGTGATCCATCACTGGAAGCAGCTGTACCAGTTGAGAAAGGATTGGAGACCATGCCGTAGCGAGTCTTGAATCCGATCTTAGGCTGGAAGGAATTCTCACCAACCGCACGAACCATTTGCAATGGAACGTATGGGCAGTAGAAAAGACCTGC